ATCATTACCAAGCTGGCTTTGTCGTAATATGTACTCATTTTTTATTTTAACTTTTTAGTTTGTAAATCCTTGGCGTAGATCTGCTACAGCTTTATTTAAACAAATAACCGCCTCTACGGTGCCGCTGTCGGCCTCTACCCTACTCTGGAAGTCTCTTACTACAGCGCCGATACCGCCGCCTCCTAAAAAGCCTCTGCGTAGCAGGTAGAAATAAGTAGCTTTTTTCATTATTCTATTTTTTATAAATGTGGACTATTTTTTTAACCGGGGAAAGGTGTGTTATACCAGTACCCTAAATCGCGGTTATATCTTAATATATCCCCGTCCGCCGGGCTCGTTATTTCCACGTCGTGAAGATCGGCTAAAGCTTGACCGGGGTTCGCTCTCACAAAAATAACCCCAGTAGTAGGGTGCGCGTTGATAACGATAGCCGTAGCTATCTTTAGATTAGGAGCGCTAGGCTCCGTAGCTGTAAAGCCCCCAGCTACCGCCGGATCTAACCAAAGTACCGTACCATCGCTATAGGCTTCTGTATTGAGCTGCTTAATTTTTCCAAACTCTACTACCTTACCATCTGCGCCATCTGCTATATTCTCAGCCGTTACCCCTAGATAGAAGTAGATAGAAGCGTGCCGGTATATCGCCGTCTGCATCCATTCTAGCTATAGTGATCCTGCCAGAGCTTCCTAGCGTTCCCGTAGCCATTACAGCCGTGCCCTTGTCTATAGCTGCGCCGCTGGTGTTCTTCACATTATAGACCATATCCTGCCCTAGCATATGGCTAGAGCCGTTAGTAATAAGCTCTACGGTATTCTCGTCGCCGTTCCACTCCATCGTGCCCTGCGTACCGCTGCCGCCCAAGAGCTGCACCGTATCGCTGTCTACCTTGCCGGCGTCCAGCGTTCCGGTTACGCTTGCGCTGCTCGCGCTCATATCCGTAGTAGTTACGCTTACAGCGTTTATAAATTCGTCGGTGCCTTGCTGGCTACTTACCCGGGCTGTAAAGTCCGCAGCGTTCCCGTCATCTACCGGCGTAGCGGTCGTTATATTACTGTCGTCCTTTTCTACCTTAAACCACTCGCTAGCCCACTCGTCTAAATTGGCGTTATAGCTTCCCTGCATAGGAAGCCAATAGCCGCCGTCAAAGTAATAACGGATACCGAAGGGCTGCGATCCTACTATAGTCCCGCTATAGCGCTCTATAGGCTTACTGTGTAAGCTTAGGACCTCCTTAGTAAGTAGATCCAATAACCCCGCGTAGCTCCCACTATTGCCCCGGCGCCAATTACTCGAAGGCGTCCAAGTGCTACCGGTATATACAAAGAAGCTACCAGGACCTCCGAAGGCGTCCGAGGTTCTTACTTCCCCTAGATCTAGCGTAAGGTTACTCTTTATATTGGCGCTTCCGTTCGTGCTTATATAGTTGGTCGTTACGCTATTGCTCTCGTCGCTTAAATAGCTTACGAGTACATTTTCTACGCTCCAGCTAGCAAAGTATCCGCTAGGAACACTTACAGAAGCGTTTAGCTGGTTATAGAGTCCGTTCTGCTCTATATCTATAGTAGCCTCACCTTCTACCGGTAAAGGCGGAGTAACTAGAGCGAATTTACTCGCTACCGTTAGCCCGGTGCTACTGTTCTTAACTAGTGAGGCGTCTAAGAAGTAATAGCTAGCCGTAGTGGTCCAGCTCGTAGCTCCGTAGAGTTGGCCATTTGAAGGTGCCCAGCTACGTTTAAGATAGTAGAAGGTCCCCGGGTTAGCTGGGTCCTCTATTTTTACCTGCGCTCTAAAGCGAGGGCGATAGTAGGCCGTATCGGCTCCCGTGGTAGGGTGTACCAGTCTATAGCTTAAGAAGCCCTCCAGCTTTAGGTAGGCGTTATTTTCATCACTCAAAACCCCCAAGCTAATAGGCTGGGTAGTGGTATAGAAGTTTACGAAATTGCCTAGGATATTCTCCCGGATCTTTTTGTTGTGTCGTACCTCTACCTTTTTTAACGCAGGTAAAAAGTTAAAGCTATTACCCGCGAGCCTTGCGCCTTCACTCGTTTGATCTAGGCGCAAGTCGTCGCTTACATCTGCATAGACTAAAAGCTCGCTGTCCTTGCTGTAGCTGTATACTGTACGGGTATCTGCCGTACGTTCTATATACTGCTCGAAAATAAAGGCGCCCTCTCTCTGGTAGAACCTAGCGCCAAAGGCTATACAAAGCTCTTGCAATACCTCTAAGTAACTCGGGTACACTACAGCGCCGTCCGTGGTTCTCGTCGTAAGGTTTGGAGCGTAGTAACGTATAAGTGTCGTTACGTCCGTAGTAGCGCTATAGCTGTGGTTAGTGTCCCATATATTTACAGAAGTAGCGTACATCGTGTCCGTGTCGCTGTACAAGTCCGTAAGGCCTAGGGCCGTTACCGCTCTACCTATAAAGCTCTCTATAGTATCGTAAAAGGCCCAGGTGTAATCTATATTGGCCAGCTGCCCGATACCGTCTACTGCCGTTATATTGAATAGGTACGGCTTATGCGTATCCTCAATAGTTACGAGGTCCTGCATTATAGATCCGGTCCAGAAGGTAAAATAACTGTCTTGTATTCCGAGCTCTTGCAAGTCGTTAACTACGCAGCTATCCCCCTCGACGGTCCCGCCGTCATTCTCTACCCTAAACTTATAGAGGCTTAAGATATAGTACGCTTGCGCGGTATCCGTTACGCCTCCTAGCTGCTCTATAGCAAACTTTAAGCAGGCGCCAGCCTCATAGGTTCCCCCGTCAGCTTCTACCCTTGCGAAGTAATCGCTTACCGCTTTTAGCGTTGCTTGGTCCGCCTTGCGGCTTACCTTCAAGCTAAAGCGCTGCTCTTGGTATTGCTTGAGGTCCTCTATAAACTGATCGAATACCGTAGAATTATTATACGCTCCTACCGTACAGTTAGAGCCAATAATAGGGCTTACTATATCGTCAGTCTCCCCGCTATAGTTTAGAGTAAAGCCGTCGCTAGCTACGACAAAGCTAGAAGCGTTTAGCTCCCAGCTTGTATCGAAGATCTCTATTTTGTACTCTTTACCGTTGTGGCTGGTAAACTCACTAAATAACCTTAAACCCATATCTTAAAAACTTTGCCTTCTCCGAGCTAAGTAATATATCTTGGCCGCTGATCTTACCTACTACGGTTACGGTGCTGGCACCGCCGGCGGCCTTACCTATCATATTTTGCAGCTTAGAAAGTGGAGCTATTACTTCCGGGTCCATTCTAGCGTTAGGGTTATCCCCTACTACTGCTAGAGTTTCTCCGTAAGCTAGACCCCCTTTAGCTAGTTTTACTTGGCTTTGGCTGTTTGCTATCTGCTTCATTCTACCGCGAGCGGCTCCCGCTAACGCTAATAGACCTACACCGGCCGCAATAGCTACAGCTGGGTTAAGGCTCATAAGCGCCTGCTTAATACCTTCTACGGCAAAACCTACACTTATAGCTAGCTTACCGAGCTGCTCCGCCATAGAAGCGAAGGCGCCCAATACAAAAACGCCGAAGCCTTCAAAGGCTTTGCCTCCAGTTACTAAGCTCTCGCCTAGTCGCATTATACCCTCAGCTACTACCTCGTCTACCATTCCGGTAACGGCCTGCGCCATTTGCTCGCTTACCGCTTGCACTTGTACGCCGTACTGTTTCCAAGCTAGCCCGAGCTTCGTTAGCTTCTTCTGGGTTTCCCCTTCCGGGTCGGGGTCCGAGCTCGGTTGCTGGTCGCCAGTTGTAGCGCCCGGAGTCGGAGCTCCGCCGCCACCATTAAAAGTAAACATACCGGTAAGGCTGTCCCAAGCATCTTTAACGGGCTTCGTTAGGTTATCTATACCCTGTTGGAGCCCTTCCTCCGTTACCAGCTCGATCTTCTTTTTAGGGTCGAGGTTTGCTACCGTCTCATTCCATTGATCGTTAGCCTCGTCGAAGTATTCCCCCATACGCTCGGTAAAGCTTGTACCGAAGTTAGAAATACTTGCGAAGATCTTATCTTTATCTAAAGTGAAGATACCTATAATAAGGTCCCCTAAATTAGTGAGCTCTTCGTATAAGCCGCGCAGGACCTTGCCGATAAAGGTAAAGGTAACCGCGAAGGTAAATTTAATACCCTCGATAATTCCCCTAAAGGCTGCGCTCTCATTATAGAGCTCTATAAAGTAGTTAATAGCTCCTACGAGCGCTGGGCGTATAACGTCCCAGAATTTATAAACGGCAAAAGCTGCGCCTAGTATACCGGCAATAATTAATCCGGTAGGAGTGAGCAGCGCCGTAAGTGCCGTAGCGATAAAACCTATACCGCTCATAATAGGACCGCTGGCAGCTACCACAGCCGTGAGCGTAAGCATCGCCGTTTTAGTCTCTGTACTCAGCTCGCTAAAGCTGTTTATAGCCTTCGTTACAAAAGTGGCTATTTTAGTTACCAGGGGCAGCAAAGCGTTACCTAGATCTATACCGGCGTTACGTAAGCTGTTTAGCGTTTGCTGAAACTTAAAAGCGGAGCCCTTGCTTACGTTCTCAAAACCTTGGTCTACTATCCCGGTGCTGTTGCTGATATTATCAAGTACAGCGGCGTAGGTCTCGCCTTGCGCTCCAGCTGTACCTAATACAGCGGATAGCGCGCGGACGTTCCCAAATACGCTAGCTAGTGCCTCGTCGTTTCCTTTGAAGCTCTCCATTAAAAAGGCTAGCGTAGACTGTAGGCCATCCTTACCTACCATAGCGCGAAGATCTCCAGCCGTGAGCCCTAGCGTAGCCATTGCCTTCTCTGCTTCCTGCGTAGGCTTTAAAAAGCTAGTCATTACACCGCGTAAACCTACTACGGCCTCCTCAGCCGGTACCCCCAAACGGGTAAAGGTTGCGATATTAGCGCCCACTTCCTCAAAGCTTATACCAAGCTGCGAGGCAATACCTACCACTCTACCGAGCGTAGGAGCTAAAGCTTCCGCTTCTAGGTTACCCTCTCTTACAATCGCCGTTAAAGTGTCGGTAGCTTGTGCCGCCGTCATACCAGAATCGCCGTAAGCTTGGAGTACCCCGGTAAGGGCTTGCGCTATTTGTTGGGTTTCCCCTAGTCCTATCGCCGAAGCCTTGGCCGAGGCCGTGAGGACCTCCGTAGCTTCTGCGCCTCTAAGACCTGCGGAAGCCACCGTAAAGAGTGCCTCGCTAAGTTGCTGCTGGCTTTGGCCAGTTTCGGCGCTTACCGCCTTTACTGATCCTTTAAAATCGTCTAGAGCTTTCCCCGTAATACCTACGAGGTTCTCTATTTTAGAGAAGCTACTTTCTAGGTCCGTAGCCATTTTTACCCCGGCTGCACCTGCGGCAGCAAAAGGTAGGCTTACGTTGGTCGAGACGCTGGAGCCTATACGCTTAGCGCTAGCTCCGAAGCTCTTTAAACTACGGCGCGCTATCTTTAGGCCTCTCTGTAGGCCGCTAAGATTAGCGCCGATAGATATATTAGTGCTCGCTATTGTCCTTTTTCCCATCTCGCTAGAATTTCTTTAGCTTCTTGTTTGTTTAGCTTTGCTTGTGTTTTTGTTTCCCAAGGGAAGCGGACCAAGTCCGTAGGCTTAACCTTCTTGTTTTTAGGGAGCTCTAAGTTTACCAGTATAGTAGTACTCCAGCGCTCCCGCTCCCAGCTTTGCTGCTGGTTCACTTCGTACAAATTAAAGAAGCCTTTAAGGGCGTTCTCTAGCTCTCTGGGCGTAGCCTCGTAAAAGGTGCCCGGGGTCCAGTTAAGCTGCCCTAAAGCTAGCTGCTGGTAATAGTCAAAAGTTAAAGGGGCTGCCGGGCTTTCACCCGGCGCCCCGTTTACTTTTTTTCCTCTTCCGAAGAGCTAAAGCTAGAGCTAAACACGTTTAGAACTTCCTCCATAGCTTCGGGCTTCTCGTCGAGCCAGTCCGCTATATCTTCGAGGTTAAAGCTGTACTCTTGCTTCTCTACTCTGGCGCCGTGCTTTAGTCCGCACCATACCAAGTAAATAGCATCTCGAAGCTTCATACTTTCCCCTAGGCTGTCTAGGTCGGCCATTGTATAGCCGTTCTCCTCTGTAAATTCCATTAAGGCAGCGAAGCCGAACTTAACCGGTCTTTCCTTGCCTCCTATTTCTACGTGTTTAACCATTGCTTTAAGTGTTTAGTGTTGTGTTATTCTTACGCTACAGCAGAGTAAGTAATAGCTCCCGTGAGCTCGAAAGTAGCCGAGTAAGTTACGTTATCCTCCATACCTGCGTTAACCTCTACAGAAGTTACGTAAGCTGAAGCTTCCCAGTAGTGATCGCCGGATACTTCGGTAGAAAATTTAACTGTAAGCGTAGAGCGTCCGCTCCAAGCTGTCATTAAATCATCTACGCCGTACGTTGCGTCCTCAGCGTACAAAGCAGATACAGAGATAGTACCGCTCTTAGTACCTTCCAAAAGGTCGCGCGTTCCGCTTGAGTCTTTAGTAGTTGCGTCTCTCGTATCAAGAGACAAAGAAATAGAGCCCTCTGTAGCGTGCGCAATTAGAGTGCTTCCAGAATATACCCCTAGTAGGGTACCGTTCATAATTCCAGTAGTTGCCATTTTAATCTAGATTATTTAGTTGTTCTTCTTTTACCTGCGGGACCTCGGCCCCAAATTCTACAGCCTTACGAGCTTCTATAAGCTCTAGGCCGTATTCGTTTACTACGCTTAAAGTTAGACCTTTGTCTAGTTTCTTTCCACCCGGAAAGGTTACTTTTTTCGTGAGTGTTATTTTCATCGCTTAACTCTTATTATATACTCCGAGCTCGTTACAAATGTCTCGGTAGCTGGGTCGTTATTTACGTCTATATCTTGGAATTGAATAGAGTCTATAACTACCCCGGCTACCGTACCGGTGTAACGATCTAGAGCGGTTCGTATTTTTTCGGTTAGGTCGCTAGCCTCTGCGTACGTTTCGCTAGCTACTACAATATCGTAGCGGATCTCGTCTAGCGTGCTTACGCCGCTCTTAGTATCGCTAGGGCTGTTACTTTGTAGTACGTATACTGCAAAGGGAAAAGCGGCGCCCTGCGCTGCTATCTGTGGGTAAACTCTGGACCCGACTATAGCGCTTACTGCGCTGTCGCTGGTGAGTATTGAGTATATAGCTTTTCCCTCGTTCATTATCTACTAAGCTCGTACAAGCTCTGTTTTAGTATTTTCTGTACCTCTCTATATAGTTGGGCTTGGGCTTGCGCCTGGCCTTTCTGGTGTCCTTTAAGGGCGTAATCTATGTTACGCTTCTTTTTCGGTTCAGCTTTGGCTTTGCCTCGGCCTAGTCCGTAGTTTACAATAGCCGCGTAATACCCGTCGAAGGTTTTACCAGCTCTTTTACCGGTTCTTGCCCCTACATACCCTAGAAGAGCTCCACGCTTTCTAGAAGGGAAAAAACCTATAGACTTACGAAGGTTACCACTCTTATAGGTAACATCTTTGTATTTACGTTTAGCGGGGTCTTTACTCCGCTTTGTTTGTATAGACTTAGTTATTACCGTCTTTTTATCGCTCGGCGCTATTGAAGACTTAACGCTAGTTACTAAAGGCTTAGCGGCCTTCTGTATACCTCTCTTAAACTGGCGGGCTTTTTTGCGGTCTATTTCTTTTAGAGCTGCTAACTTATGCAGCGCTTTTTCTAAACCTTCTACCTCAAAATAAATCCCTTTAGCCATTAGTCCCGAAGTGTTGTATCTAAAATAAGGTAGCGCTCTCGACCTTCAAGGCTTACGCCTTCAATCTCGTAAGTATTACCGCTCCAGCTTATTT